TCGTGAAGTGCTGCCTAATTCCCTGAAGACCGAGATCGTGGTCCAGGCCAACATCAGAGAATGGCGCCATATCCTAAAGCTGCGCTCCGCTCCAACAGCACACCCGCAGATGCGCGCTCTAATGGACCCTCTCTTGGCCGAGCTCCGCCGCAAGCTGCCCGTTGTCTTTGATGATATTTTATAGGGCCCGTAACGAATTTGAGGAAGAGCCTGGCGACGGCAGAGAGTAGGGTTAGAAATTGAATAGAAGGGAGGTCCGAGTGGAATTTAAGATGCTAATGGAGCCGCACACACCATCAAAACCTGGACGTCCATGCGACGAATGCGTTTTAGCTCATGGCTGGATGTGCCTGGATAGAAGCTATTGTCAGTTTAAGGTCACTGGCAAAACATGGAAGAAGGCCGAAGCGGACAACAGCCAGGGACCGCAATGACTTTTAAAAGGCGATAGGGGGGATCGAACCTATGGCATATGCAGAGAATACAAGCGTGCCGGTAGATAGATCGAAGGCCGAGATCGAGCGCATCCTGCAAAAATACGGAGCAGATCAGTTCATTTCTGGCTGGGACCAAAACCGGGCAATGATCGGATTCAGGATGCTCGGCCGCCAGATCAGGTTCATTGTCGAGTTGCCGGACAGAAACGCCAAGGAATTTCAATTCACGCCTGGGCGCAGGAATAAGCGCGACGAATCAAAGGCTTTTGCGGCCTGGGAGCAAGCATGCCGGCAGAGATGGCGTGCCTTAGCTCTTGTGATCAAGGCTAAGCTGGAGGCTGTCGAAACTGGCATCACAGTTTTTGAGGACGAGTTTATGGCCCATATCGTTTTACCGGATGGCCAGACCGTTGGCGAATACATGCGGCCGCAGATCGCCGTGGCGTATGAAAAAGGCAGCATGCCGAAACTGCTGCCGTATGGCTCGTAATGACGAATCCCTACGAACCGTCAATCTGGTCTAAGCAATGAAAGAAGAATTATCCTGATGCTCCATCTGCCAACCCATATCCCCATCGATGCAGCCTGGCTGCCGCTTGCCATGCGCGATGAGGCCGTGGGGCGGCGGTACCGGGTACGGTTTTCGGCACCTGAGAAAAAGTCGCTGATCAAAAAGGCGTATGTGCGGCCGTCGGAGTGGTCCGAGCGGCATATCCACCTGCCGTCCGACGCTCCCATTCCCGGGCGCTGGCGCAACATCAACATGCCCCACGTGGCCGGGATACTGGATGCCTCGTTTCATCCCAGCGTGCGCGAGATCATGTGTTGCTGGGTGCCGCAAAGCGCCAAGACAGCCATGGCGCTGTGCGCGATCGGTTACGCCGAGGACCGTTATCCAGGCAACTTTCTGTGCATCTATCCGGATATCAAGACCTCCAAGGAGACCATCACCGACCGCCTGGTGCCCATGTTTAAGGAGTCGCCGCGGCTGCGCACGTACCTGACCGGCTATGAAGACGATGTCTCTTCGGCCCGCATCAAGTTGACCCATCGCAAGATTTACGTCGGCTGGGCATCATCGATCGCCAGCATGGCCGCAAAGTCTTTGCCGTACGCCATCCTGGACGAAGAGTGCAAGTACGAGTGGTCCAACAAGGAGACGACCCCGCCCAACCTGGTGCGCAAGCGTTTGCGGCGTTTTTTGCACATGAGTAAGTTGTGGCGCCTGACATCGCCGGCCATGGAGAGCGATCTTTTCTGGTCGGATTTTTGCGACGAGTGCGACGCTATCTACGACTACTTCGTGTGCTGCCCGGAGTGCGGCGCCTTCCAGGTAATGGAGTTCGGGGACAAAAAAAGCGTGCACGGTATCAAATGGGAGGGCGGAAAGCAGGTAGACCCGAAGGTGATCGAAAAAAACCACGAGCTTTCCTGGTACGTCTGCGCAAGGTGTCATGCCCACTGGGACGATGCCCTGCGGGATCGCGCCGCGCGTGCCGGCCAGTGGCGCGAGCGCGAAAGCGGCATGGCCATCGAGGCCCACCTCAAGCATTTCAACCCGCGCGTGATCGGATCGCAGATGCCGGCCTGGCCGGTGGTGGGCGTGCCGCTGGCCCAGAGTGTGGCGCAGTTCATCCGCGGGCAACGAAACCTGGACGAACTCAAGGATTTTCAGAACGGTTTCGCGGCGCGGCCCTGGAAGCCGCCCCAGCGCGAACGCAAGGTGGCCGAGATCCTGTCTTTGAGTGACGAGCGCCCGGAGGGCAAGGTGCCGGGCGGCGGCCGCGTGGCGGCGCTGACCTTCGGCGTGGATACCCAGGGCGACGATGCCACCGGTGACCTTTGGTACGTGATCCGCGCCTGGGGCTGGGGCATCGACCCGGACAGCTGGTTGATCCGCTCCGGAAAAGTGACCTCCATGTCCGCTCTTTTCGCCGTGCTGTGGCAGAGCGAGTACCGCGACGCCGAAGGAAACATCTATCCGGTGCGCTTCGGGGTGCAGGATGCCATGGGCCACCGCACGGACGAGGTTTATAACTTTGCGGTGCTAAACCGCGGTTTTATCATGCCCAGCCAGGGCAAAGACGAACTGGCCCAACTGTATGCATTCAGCGATCTTGAGTTTTTCCCGGGAAGTAAAAAGGCGATACCCGGCGGGCTCAAGATGGCGCGCATCAACACGACCTATTTCAAGAACCGTCTGGCCAGAAAGCTGGGTGTTAAGCCCGGCGATCCGGGAGCCATGTATTTTCATGCCGATTATCCGGAAAGCTACGCCGCTCACCTGACCGTCGAAGAGGTGGACGACAAGGGGCACTGGAAAAACCCGAAAGACCGCGAAAACCATTTGTGGGATTGCGAAGTTCTGGCCACCGTGGCTTACGAGATCCTGGGTGTAAAGTACTGGCCGGCGCCACAGGCCGTAACACAGACCAGCAATGAGGAACCGCAACAGATCATCGCCGCACAATCCAGTTACCTGACAGGGGGCCGTAGATGACCGCAGAAACTTATCTTTATGTCCAGACTGTGGCCAGTCGTTTGAAAGTCTCGGAACGAACCGTTTACCGGCTGATCCAGGAAGGCAGGCTGACCGCCATCCGCATCAACGGCCGCGCCCTGCGCATCCCGGAGAGCGCCTTTGCCGGGTACCTAAAGGGTCTGGTGGTGGATCCGGATGCGGATCTGCGGGAGGTGGGCTGATGTATTGCGAACGGTATTCGTGCAACATGTCGGAGTTGGCCTGCATCGCACGCCGGAAAAACGCACTGCTCGAAGGCCGTCATGGCTCCCACGGGACCATGCCGGGGCGCAGCGATACGGGATGCCGGGGCTGCGTCCAGGGCGAAGCTGTGGCCAAGAAGCACAATCCTGATGAGGTTAAGGCTTACAGCGATAAGCTGCGCAAGGTTCGGACCGAGGCCTTGGCGAATTTTCAGGCCCGCAAGCGGCCCGGCAAAAAGATGCCGGCAACCGGAGAGGAGAATCAGAAGCAGATGACCGAAAAAAAACGAAGGGGCCGTCCGGCCAAACTGAACGCCGCGGCGCCGGCCGGTGCTGCGTCCGCGCTGCCTGAATCCAAGCTGACGGGGGACGAGCTCATCCCGATTCTCATCCCGATCCTGGTGCACGAGCGCGATTACCACCTGGCCCGGGCGCGGGCCCTGGACCAGGCCATCGCGGCCTTGGCGGCCTGAAAGGAGCATGTGGCGAAGATGGATAAAGGACCGATGAAGCACTGCGACAAGCACAACTTCGACTTTATGGGCTTTTTGCGGATGTGCCCCATCTGCCGCGGCGAGCTCATGGCGACCTTGCCGCATACCCCTTTGGGGCCCTGCAATATAGATGAGCAGTACATTCCCAACAAGACCGGCCTGTACCTGTCACAGCCACCGGCATCGGCGATGGCTATAAAGCCGCCGGCGCCGAAACCGGTCGCCAGGCCCGTGCAGATGGAACTTTTTTGATGGAGGAAGAGATGCGCGCGAGAATTACCCAGGCGGCCTTGGTGCTGGCAAGGTGGGCGGCGGTTACCGTGCTGATGGCCTGTTCGCTGCTGTTTGTGGCTTATCAAATTTGAGGGAGGGGAGGATTCAATGGAAAGAGTAAAAATTGACGACGGCACAACTTGGCCAGACCCAACCGGCGACGATTTTAGGACGTTGCACTGGCGGTTGCTTCATGCGCCTGAATCAGTGGATCGGGGATGCCTGATGGAAGCTGCCGCTGTCATCGATGCATATTCGAACCTGATATTGCACCCGGCATTTACCTTGAATGTCGTAACAAAAAAGGTGCGCGGGATCAGGAAAGCTCTGAAAAACAAGCGCTCTCGCTTGCTTAAAGAAGGGGGTATTATAGATGAAAATTGAGATCGAAGCGACTCAGCATCTTACCGAAATTCAAGGGGTTCCAGTGCGGGTGTGGGATGGCAAGACGGAATCTGGGACCAGGTGCAAGGTCTTTGTCCATCGGGTAGCAGTAAGCGCCGATGAAGATTGCACTCAATTCGAAGCCGAACTGAAAGAGAAGGTTCCGCCTGGACGGCATATCGATTTAAGGCACATTCTTTAGTTTGTAGCGAAGGTTTAACATGTCACTTAAACCAATAGATCCAACACTATCAGTTAGTCGGATAGAAGATATTGTCGATGAAATTTTCAAAAAGCTAAAAAGACGTGAATTGAGTCATGAGCGGCTGGCCAAAAAAGCAAAGACAGAATTGCGCTTGATCGATTGGAGAAGGCATCGGGGAGTGGCTAAGGCTTACAAGCAGGCCGCCGAAGAGCTGTTTGCGCTCTGTGAAATACCATTTTAAGGCGCACCCCATAGCGATTGGAAGTAAAAATGGAAAGCTTTGATAGGCTCAAACGCCAAAAGCAAGAAATGGAATTAAAAATCAACGAAAAAGCACTTGACGAGGCATCTGGTAAGCTTCGTAAATTACGCCTGACGAATGTTTCTGGTCGCAAGGAATACCCGGTGGAAACGGTTAAATCCGTCTTAAGGCGCGGCCTTTGAAGTCTGTACGATGATGCGGCAGTCACATATATTTTGCGGCATGGGATCAAGTATTATTTGGAGTCCATCCAGGGCTCGAAGTGAGGATAACGAGATGAATTTTCTATATTCAAAGCGTATTTGGCTGAATGAAGATCACCTCCCGTCAACCGGATCTGTAGTCGCATATCACGGCGATATTGCCTACCCGGATGGCGTTGATAAAGCCGTCGCTTTTCTTGAGATTTCCGATTGTCATGGCAAGGTGAGATTGCATTTCACTCCAACGGATTCGATGGATCAGTTTGTCAAAAAAATGGAAACGCTCAGGGGCGTTATTGACGATTTTATCTTGCATTTAAGGCCGACCGACAAGGCTCCTATCGAAGAAACGACCATGTTGCACCGTCCAGACCAAACATTTCCGGTTCAAACCAGGGACCATAAAGGCGGGCGTATCGATAAAGGCCCGTACATGTTGGCTTATGAAGTTTACAGCTGCGTTTATGGTCCGCAAAAAGCATTGATAGAGGGGAACTGTAGGGGCGGGTTCTCAACCTGCGAGTTGATCGCCTTTCTGTACGCGAGGTCATTTCCAAAGAACGAATGGCGGCAGCGGGTCGAGGAAGTCTTCAGTAATCAGGAAAATATTTAGTCCCTTAGCTGATATGTAAAAATGAGGTCAAAATGCCCAGGAACATGTCCTTTGCGATTACTACCGACCAAATACGAAGAAAAGAAAAGACGGTGACGCGCCGCAATGGCTGGCGGTTTTTAAAGGCCGGCGATATCGCCAACGCAGTGGAAAAGGCCATGGGGCTGCGCAAGGGGGAAAAGGTCAAGCAGCTCTGCCGGATCCGCATCATTTCCACCAGGCTTGAGCGGCTGTGCTGGATTACCGAGCAGGATGTGGTGAAGGAAGGGTTTGCCGATAAGGACCGCGACTGGTTCATTCAGATGTATTGCCAACACAATGGCGGAGACGCCTTGCAGATCGTGAATCGGATAGAGTTCGACTACATGTAACCTCCCGAAACAATTAAATTAGATACGGGGCGTTCGGCCGTTGGCGGCCGTTGGCCCCGTTTGTTTTGCATAAACATGGATCAGTTTATTGAACAATTAAAACATGGATATAGAGCACAGGCCCGCGCGGCGCCTGGATGGTTACTGACATAAGGCGACACAAGGCGTCAGGAGGCGTCAGGAGGCGTCAGAACAGGACAGGAGGCGACAGCTGCGACGTAAGGCGTCAGGAGGCGACACGAGTACCTTCCCTTTCGAGAATATTTCGCGCTACTCATCGACCATCGAATCGGTTTTTTCAATCAGCGTGAAAGAGGCAGGGGCATGGCGTTTTCATCCGATGATCAGACAGCTGTCGAACAGGCCATCCGGGATCTGGCCACCGGGCAGCGGGTGGTGCGCATGACTGTGGCGGGCAAGTCGATGGAGTTCGGCCAGTCGGATCTGGGGCAGCTGCGCGGGTTGCTGCAGCAGGTCAGCGAGGATGTGGCCGCGGCGGCGGTAACGCAGGCGCCCAGCTACGTGTTGACCCGGTGCGGGAAGGGGCTTTGATGCGCTTGGATGCAGCCAGCCATTCTCCGATCATAGACCGCCACGGGCGGCCCTTTGTGTCGGCCGCAGCGGGAGAATATGCGGGTGGCTTCGAGGGCGCGACCACTGGCAACCGGCTGGCGGACTGGGGCCTTTCTTCCATGGGGCCCAATGCGGCGGTGGAGGGCTCGCTGGCCACCTTGCGCAGCCGGCAGGCCGAGCTGGTGCGCAACAACCCTCTGGCCGGCGGCGGGGTGGATACCATCGTGGCCAATATGGTGGGCCGCGGGATCCGGCCGCTATGGAATTTTGACGACAAAGAGGTGTTAAAGCGCGTCCAGGACGAGTGGTACGATGATGTCAACGATGCGGACGCGGACGGCGTCTGCTCGTTTTACGGCCTGCAGGCCCTGGCCACGCGCACAATGGTCAACTCCGGCGAGGCCTTCGCCGTGTATTCCTATCCGGCGCCGCACGAAGGGCGCGCAAATCCGGTGCAGATCAAGATCTTCGAGGGGGCCCAACTGGACGAGGGCTACACCCAGACGGGGGGCGACGGCAACGGCATCCGCCTGGGCATAGAGATGCGCGCCGGGCGGCGGGCGGCCTATCACTTCTTTAAGTCCCACCCGGGCGAGCCCTACTTTTTGAACAGCTTTGAGCGGATGCGGGTCCCGGCCACGGAAGTTGCGCATGTGTACCGCCCCTTGCGGCCCGGCCAGCTGCGGGGCATCCCCTGGTTTCACAATATCGTCTTAAAGCTGCACGACATCGACCAGTGCGTGGACGCCGAGCTGGTGCGGCGCAAGACGACCACCATGTTCGGCGGCTTCATCAAGCAGATCACGCCGGGCGGTTTTTTGCCGGGCGGGGCAACGCCAGGTGGCATGCCGGGCAACCTGCTGGGCCACCAGAGCGGCACGACCAACGCTGCGCCGGTGATCGATCTGCGGCCGGGCACCTTTCCCCAGCTGCCCTCTGGCTGGGACGTCAGTTTTGCGCAGCCCACGGACGTGGGCGGCAACTATGTGGCCTGGATGGTCCAGCAGCTGCGCGACGTGGCCAAGGGCATGGGCATCACCTACGAGCAGCTGACCGGAGATCTGGCCGGGGTAACCTACACATCGATCCGCGCCGGCCTGCTGGATTTTAGGCGGCGCCTGGAGCAGCTGATCGCCATGTCGCTGGTCTACCAGTTGTGCCGGCCCTACGCCTGGCGCTGGCTGGATTTGAAGGTGGTCTATGGGGCCATCGTGATCCCGGACTACTTCGCCCGCCGGCATGTTTACCGGCGCATCGACTGGCAGCCGGACGGCTGGGTGGATCCGGTCAAGGACGTGCGGGCCGCCATCATGGAAGTGCGCGCCGGCTTTAATTCGCGCCAGCGTGTGGTGGCCAGGCGCCACGGTGTGGACGTGGAAGATATCGACCGGGAAATCAAAGAGGACAACGATCGCGCCGACCAGTCCGGGCTGGTCCTGGACAGTGACCCGCGCAAGACGACCAGCGGGGGCATCTATCAGGACGGCGGGCAATCCGCCGGCCGGGACGGCGATAAAGAGGAATAGGCCATGAAGAAGAACGACATCGAGCACCAGGGATCTCCATCCAGTATGCCGGGCGCCGGCATGCAGGTGCCCACGCGTCTTTTGGGCGTGCCGCTTTTGGTCAGCCAGGCCGAGGCGGAGCTGATGCTGGCGGCGCTGTCGGGCCGGGTTCCAGCCGGCATGTTCTTCGGAATGGCGGACGAGCGCGAGCGTTCCTATGAGGTGGTCAACGGTGTCGCCGTGCTGCGCATCGTGGGCGGGCTGATCTACCGGGGTTACGGCTGGTACTGGCGCAGCACTTACGGCGATATCCGCGCCCAGTTCCGGGAGGCCCTTTCGGACAGCTCGGTGGCGGCCATCGTGTTCGACGTGGATTCGCCCGGGGGCGAGGTGGCCGGCTGCTTCGACCTGGTCGATGAGATCTACGCCGGCCGGGGGGCCAAGCCGATTTTTGCGGTGGCCAACGAGGATTGCTTTTCGGCGGCTTACGCCATCGCCAGCGCTGCGGATAAGGTGTTCGTGCCGCGCACGGGCGCGGTGGGCTCGGTGGGCGTGATCGCCATCCACTACGAGCAGTCCAAGTGGGAAGAGCGCGTGGGCGAAAAGTACACGGCCATTTTCGCGGGGGCGCACAAGAACGATTTTAGCATGCACCAGCCGCTTTCCGACGCGGCCCGGGCGGTGGGCCAGGCCAGTGTGGACAAGGCCTTCGATCTTTTTGTGGCCACCGTGGCGCGCAATCGCAACCTTTCCCCGGAGGCGGTGCGCGGCTTGCAGGCGGCCATTTACGAGGGAGAAGACGCCGTGAAGGCTGGATTGGCCGATGGTGTTCGGACGTTTGAAGAGGTGTTGGCCGATATGGGCCGCAAAAATACTTCCAACCAAGGAGGAGCGAACATGGAATTTGCACAGATCTTCACGGGCCTGGCCGCACTGCTGGGCGATGCCGAACAGCGCCAGGCGGCTACGGAAAAGCTCGGCAAGATGGGCCTGGCGCCGATTGCCGACCCGGCGGTGGCCGCCGCGGCCGTGGCCGAGGCCGAACAGCGCGGGCATGCGGCGGGCGTGAGCGCCGAGCGCACCCGGGCACAGGCGCTGGCCGAAAAGTGCGTGCTGGCCAGAACCCCCCAGTTGATGCCGGCGCTGATCGGCGAGGGGGTCACGGCTGAGGCCGCGGCCACCCGCATCCAGGAGGCGCTGCACAACACGGACCCCTCCAAGGGGCTGGACAACAGCAATTCGGGCCTTTCGGCCAGCGGCGCGGATTATGTGATCGCGGACGCCAAGCGCCGGGCGGGGATTAAGTAAAGGGCGCCGGGCGCGGGTAGCGCCCAGGCTACATATCGACACGACTCAGACAGAAAGGATACGGCCATGCCAGTGCAGGCGGAAGGTAAGCGGTTGTACGACGGGTTGGTGGGTGAAGTCGAGTCCCCCTCGCGCTTTTCGCGTGAGGAGGTCACGATTCTATCCGGCGAGAATATCGGGGTGCTGGAGGTGCTGGGCAAGGTGAGCAAGGTGATCCCCACCACCGGCACGGCGAACGCCGGCAACACGGGCCAGGGCACCATGACCCTGGTGACCGGCGGCGATGACACCCAGGTGGGCACCTACACGATCACCTGCATCACGGCGGCCTCCGGCGCCGGCGCCTTCAAGGTGGTGGCGCCCAATGGCGAGGCGCTGCCGGATGCGGCGGTGGGCGTGGCCTACGCCAACGATCAGCTCAATTTTACGATCAACGACGGCACGCCCGATTTTGCGGTGGGCGACAGCTTCACGGTGGCGGTGGCGGCCGGCTCGGGAAAATGCGTGGCCATCGACTTTGCGGCCGTGGACGGTAGCCAGCAGGCCTATGGGATCGCGGCGGGGGATTATGACGCCACCTCGGCCGACGTCAAGGGCGTGGCCATCGTGCGCGATGCCGTGTTCATCGAGAGCGCGCTGGTGTGGCCCACGGGTGCCACGGCGGGTCAGAAGGCGCGGGCCCTGGCGGAACTCAAGGCGGCCGGCATCGTCACCCGCGTGGCGGCCTAAACCCAATCCAATTTGTCCCGAATTACGAGAAGAAGAGGAGTTAGAGAAATGCTGAATCCGTTTGCCACCGATGCCTTCAATCTGGTGACGCTCTCCAGCGCCATCAACATCATGCCCAATAACTACGGGCGCCTGCGCGAGCTGAATCTTTTCCCCGGCGTCGGGGTGCGCACGCGCTCGATCATCGTCGAGGAGTTAAACGGGATACTCAACCTTTTGCCCACCCGCCCGGTGGGCTCGCCCGGCACCATGGCCCAGCGCGAAAAGCGCAACGTGCGCTCGTTCGTGATTCCGCATATTCCGCACGATGACTGGATCGATCCGTCGGAGTATGACGGGATTCGCGCCTTTGGCACCGAAAACCAGATCGCGGCTCTGGCTCAGGTGGTCAACAACCATTTGCAGTCCGCGCGCAACAAGCACGCCATCACCTTGGAGCACCTGCGTATGGGGGCCTTAAAGGGCCTGATCCTGGATGCCGACGGCTCCACGCTCTACAACCTGTTTACCGAGTTCGGCATCACCAAGAAGATCACCTATTTTGCTTTGGCCACGGACACTACAAACGTCCAGAGCAAATGCTTCGAGGTGTCGCGGCACATCGAGGATAATTTAAAGGGCGAAGTCATGACCGGCGTGCACGCCCTCGTCTCGTCCACCTTTTTCGACGGGCTGATCGCCCATCCGCTGGTGCGCGAAGTCTACGCGGGACATGCGGCGGCCATTCAATACATGGGAGGCGATCCGCGCAAAAAGTTTGTCTTCGGCGGCATCACCTTCGAGGAGTACCGCGGCACGGCCACGGACCTGGCCGGCACGGCACGGCCCTTCATTACCGCGGGCAAGGGCATCGCCTTTCCCATGGGCACCAACGACACCTTCAAGACCAACTTTGCGCCGGCGGATTTTCTGGAAACGGTCAACACCCTGGGCCTGGAGATCTACGCCAAGCAAAAGCCTTCCAAGTTCGACCGGGGGATCGATCTCCACACCCAGAGCAACCCGCTGCCCTTGTGTCTGCGGCCGGGGGTGCTGGTGGAGCTGGATCTGGCGGCTTCTGCGGGCTAACCGAGGCGAATTAATCGGTCGACGGGGGGCGCCTCGGCGCCCCTGGCGATGACGGGGAGCCAGTCGTGGATGTAGCACAGACAAAAGCCTTTATGTTCGAGCGGCTGTTCGCGGCGGATTTTGCCGACACGGTGACGCTCAACGGCGTGGTGCTTACCGCCCATGCGCTCGAACAGGGCCGCGAAGAACGCCCCGGCGGCATATCGGATTTTATCGAGATCGAGTTTCGGCTGGCCGATTACATCTCGGTCAATTACGCCGGCGATATGGTCGACATCAACGGCGTTACTTGGCACTGGCCGGTTGAGATCAGACGCGATGCCCATACGCGCGTCGTGCGCTTTACCCGCAACCAGCGTCCGCGGCCATAGAGGTCATGGTGCGATGAATATTTACGACCTGATGAACCTGGTGGTTTCGGCGGTGGCCGATGACGGTGCCCTTAAGGTGGCCTGCCAGGACTGGTATGGCGCCGACCAGCGCGTCTTTATTGACTGCAACAGGTCTAACCCGCCGGATCCGGCGGACGGCCCCATAATCCAGTTCCACTCGCCGGGCATGCGGGGCGGCGAAGAACAACGCGATGCCGTTTACGAATTTTTTGCGTCTGTGGACATCTATGACAATGCCCTGGCCGAGCGCAGCGAGGACAATGTGGTCGAATTTTCCGGTACGGCCAGGCTGCATGAGGTCATCAAGCGGGTCAAGGACGATGCCCGCGCGGCCGTCGATATTGACGGATGGTATCTTTCCATCGAAATCGAAACCAATACCATCGACCTGTGGCCGATTTTAACCGGAGATGTCCATTTCTTATGGCGGCGTTCCCTGGTGATCGGTGAGGACCCCTTGGATTTTTAACCAACTATCACGGCAAGAAGGAGTACTCCCATGGCGCAGCAAAAAGGGGCCAATGCAGCGATACTGATCGGCGTGCAAGATGACATCTCCACGCCGGCCACGGCCGGTCTTTTGATGCCGGTCAATTCGTGTTCGGTGGTGCCGGACCAGACCATCAATAAATCCGGAACGCTGACCGGCGGCCGCAACCCGGTGCAACCGTTCAGAGGAAATAAAAACGTGGGCGGCCAGATCGTGGTGCCGGTCGATTCGCGGGCCATGTGGCATTGGCTGCAGCTCATGTTCGGCGATCCGGTCACGGCCGGCGGTGCGGCTGCTGCCTGGCAGGCTACCAACAACTATGCCTTGGGCGCGGTAGTGATTCCCACGGTGCCCAACGGGCGCTATTACGAGGCCACGGCCGATGCCGGCTCAAGCGGCGCATCGCAGCCCACCTGGCCGACGACCATCGGTACCACCGTTGTAGATGACGGCATCACCTGGACCTGCCGGGCCTTCGTGCATAAGTTTAAGGTGCCGGACAGCCAGCCATACTTCACCCTTGAAAAGCAATTCGAAGACCTGACCACGGCCAAGTACGAGCAGTACTACGGCTGCAAGATCGGATCTTTTGCCATCGAAGTGGGCGGCGACGCCGAGCTGACCGCCAGCATGAACGTGCTGGGGGCCGATTATGACATCGAGGATGCCTCCATCGATTCTTCGCCCACCGACGTCAAAGCCACCCTGGACCGCGTGGCCAACTTTCAGGCCGCCCTGCTCGAAGCGGGTTCTGCGGTGGCCAATGCGCGCAGCATTACGGTCAACATCGACATGGACCTGGACGGCGATCAGTTCGTGATCGGCGGCGG